GTCTTTTGATACAGTTTCTAGATTAACATCACCAATCTTATCTGTACCTGATACTGGGCGTAGACCATCTTGAGATAAGAATAGTAAGTCACCACCTATTTCTATAACACTGTCTGTAGCTAGACATCCTAAGTCATCAGTAACTGTTTCTAAAACAAAGTTAGATATATTATTGCCAACAAGTTTACGAATATTGTTACTTCCAAAAATAAACAGCGCATCTCTAAAAGTCTTTATTGCTACTATAGGAAAACCTACATTTATTATTCCAGACCCATTTGCTACACTAAAATCTGTTTCTGCTAAAGGAGCACTAAAATATAAATTAGTATCTTCTGCAGGATCACCCGCTAAAAATAAATGATTTTTAAATACATCAGAAAATTTAGGATCTGTAGGAGCACTGCTATCAAGTATTTGTCTATATGTTGTACCATCATAAATGGCTGCAGGATTTATACCATCTGTTAGTATTACCTTTGGGCTACCAAAGTTATATTTTGTAAATCTTACCTTAGTTACACCTGACATAGTAGGATTACTAGTTCTAAATAAACCTGTTCCTGATCCTACTTCAATAGCTGCTGCTGTCCCTGCACTTACAGCTATTTGTGTAATTGTATTAAAGTACTTTGTGCTGCTTACTGTAGTATTATTTGGACCTGTTACCTCTTCTGTTTGTGCCGCACCTAAAAAATCCGTACCTGTAATTGTAAAAGTTTTACCTGACTCATCACCTGTTCCAAAAAAGGTAACTTGTCTAGGTTGTTCAGATGCAGCAGTTGTAAAGTTTACAGAACCGCCAGAAGCTAACGCACCATTTATTGTTAAGTTACCTGAACCACTTGGAGTTTGAGATGCACATACACCATCTCTATCATTTGCAATAACATCACAGGTTATTTCTCCCCATGATGTAGAACTATTAATATACTTGTGTAAGTAGTTACTACCACTAGAGGGTTTACGACAAGCTAGTATACCATCGTTAATACCATTAGCTACACAAACTCCAAGAACACTTCCTGTTCCTGTAACTGTACCATAGTTATTAGCAAATCCATTTATTTTTCTGTAACCACCAGTAACAGCAGGTTCATAATTGATAAGAGCAATAGCAGATCCAGGTTGATTTTCACCCTGAGATAACACATCTCTACTAGTATTTAGCCCACCTTGACAGAATACTTTAAAGGAAGCTAGATTGTCAGCCATTACATTATTCTACCTAAAACTTGATTGGAAGAGTTAATTCTATCAACTACAGTTGATCGTACTCTTAACTGATCATCTACAAGAACTCTTCGCATCATTTTTATACCATCTTCAAAATTTTGTTGATGCATTGCAGCACTCTGTTCGTTAGACCTAAATCTCATCATGTACATCATAGCTCCATCAATAACTACATGATTAAATCTATCTGGTATAGAGCATATATCATTAAAATCAGATAGATCTGAAGGAAAAAAGTAATACACGTATTCTATTTGATATGTATTATCAGGGATAGGAGTAACTCCAAATTTTTCTTCGTTAGTTTTATAGATAAGTGTAGGTGCGGATATACCTGTTTGATTTCCTGTGTCATCAAAGTGTCTATACCTTTGGATATATTCATCATATGTAATTGACGGTAGGTGCATTGGGGTGTTATCAACAGACGTTAATTTTTTAATATAAAAAGTTTCCCAGTCTGCACTAGAATAATCAGTAGGGAAATCATATTGTCTTGTCCCTGCTGCTAGTGTTTGTGTCTGTGTTGTTTTAAGAAAAGGAAACTCTTGTCCTGTTTGTATTATATTTCTAATGGAGTTATTAATAGCATCTTTAGAAAGTGCCTGAACGTTACGAACTGTATCAAACCCATCACCTGTGATATCTAGCGTAACTTCGTTTAATCTTCTTAAAAGTTGATTAACCAGTGTTATATAAGTTGCCATTAAAAAATCCCTTAGATAAGGTTAAAGGGGCCAGTTTCCTAGCCCCTTAAGTTAGTTAAGCAAGTGTATCACGATCTACTTCTTGAGCAGTACCGTCATTACCCCGATCTGTACAGTCCATCAAAACCGCCCAGATACGCATCTTACCTGTAGTAACTGCACCACCAGATAGTGAAGCAATTGTTAGGTCAATGTTGTCATCTGCGACTGCCATTACAGGCTGATAGGCTGCAGGATTCTGTGCAACTACTGCTGCAGCAGATGTTCCGTCAAATCCGTCAACAAATACGTCAGCGTCTACCATTCCAAGGTCTACAGTAAATGTAGAACCATCAGAAGCAGTATCTACTTCAATACCTGCGTTAAGGATCATAGTTCCTTTTTTGACAGCAATCACTGGAATGACATCAGAAGCAGCTAGTGCGCTACCTTTGTCAGACAAAGCAGTTGCTAAATTCAAAACAGTTTGAACCATGTAGGGGCTTCTGCCTGGGGTAGCATTGGCTCCCCTTGCAGCTTGAAGTGTATTATCACCTAATGCCATAATTTATTTCTCCCTTACGCTGCGTTGTATTTAGCAGTTACGATTGCTTCTGGACGAAGAATCTTTCTGCCATATAGATGCATACCACGAACAATGTCAGCAAAGCTGTCAGGATCACGATATGTTTCAGTCTTACTGATCTGCTCTGCAGTTGCTACTGCTGAGTCATGACCTGCACAGATCACACCATAGTTAGTATTCTGGTTTGCAGAACCTGTTGTACCTGATCCTGTACCTACTGAAGGTAGGTTGGAAGATGAGTACACACGAAAACCGTGTAGGTTATTAAGAACCAAACCATTACGTAGTGCTCCAGACTCACCATAATCAGCATTTAAAAGACGTGAATCTTCGTCTGCCATTATTTCCATGAATACTGGATCTACCACAAGCCAACGACCTTGTTTGTCTACTTGTTGTTGGTCAAGTAAACGAGCCATTCGTGCTACAACCATTGCAGGTGAAGCAGTTGCTGTTGGTAGTGCTGTTGCACCTGGTAAACGTGCTGCTATAGGAATTGAATGATCTCCTGCAGAACCAGTTGTTATGTTACCAAATGAATCTTTGCGTAGTTTCATTGATGTCAACAACTCGTCTGAACCTGCTGTTGCTACAGCTTTTGAACCATTTGTTTGGTCATTAACTGTATCAGCGTCAGAATGTAAAGCAGACTGTTTAAAACCTGATAGATAGCCAAGAACTTCTTGGTCATGCTGATCAGCTAAACGGTATGCTGCACGATCTGTTGCAAGTTGCATAAAGTTTACGTGTGAGTGCGCTTCCTCTATATCGTCAATCTTAAAAGCATAGTAGTTCGCTTTATCTACGACTAGAGAAAAGTCTTCATCATCAAGATCCTGTGCTGTGATGTTTGTGCCTCTAGCATAGGACGACACAGAAATTTCAGGTTCCTTGATAATTTTCACCGTATCTCCTTGTGCGCTGATCTCTCCGAAATAATCAGAGTTGGTGATGTCACCGCACACAGTTGCTTTGCGAAAAGCAAGCTGTACTTTTTTGGAGTATATGATACTGGAAAAGTTACCGTTTGGTAAGTTACCGTATCCTCCTGCTGTTGTAAAAGCCATGATTAAATCCTCCATGATATTTGGCTTTGAGAATAAAGCTTAAACACCTGAAAGAGGCTGTACGTTTTCTAGGGTGCAGAAAGCATTCGGTTGCGCAACAGAATACCACTGGGCCTATACTTAGACAGGTAGTTCTTTGTAGTTTAGACTTTAGAGAAAAGTATCTTTGAAGGTAGTCCTTACGGAGGCTTCAAGTCAGATACTGGTAGTTATATGCTTGACTTAATATATGTCAACCATTTATCTTGCAGAACCAGTTATATCATAAACAAACTTGCCATTACGCATCGCTTCGTTTATTTGATCCTGCTTTTCTTCAAACTCTTTAGATGACATTCTAGATACATCAGACTCTTTAATAGTGCCTTGCACACCTTTTTCATCAATAGAAGTTCGAGAACCTTTAGCAACAGTAGACGCTGCAGCCTTCTTAGACTGTTTCTTAGCTGATATAGTCATACCGTTGTCTATCTTATATAAATCAATTACACGTACAACTGATGCAGGATCATCCATATTTTCATAGAGTGCATCCTTAACCCATTTAGGTTGTGCATCAGCCCAATCATGGAACTGATCTGCTTGTCTTAATTCGTCAAAGTCTTCGTGAGACCTACGAATAATGTTTTCTGCTTTTACTCTTTGAGCTTCAGAGTGAGCGTCATCTAGTTCTTGTAACCGTGATTCAGCTTTGTTGAACATTTCCTGTGCTTTCTTAGCAGCAATAGTTTCAACAATACCTGCAACGTCTGGATACTGTTCTGCCCACTTTTCTATGTCTTCATCAGACTTAGGAGGGACAATACCTTCACGTTTACTTTTATTTTCTAGAGCTTCAAATCTTTCGTTCCACTCTTTTTCCTTGTCTGACATATGCCTACGCAAATCGCCATAACGTTTCTTAAAAGATTTCTCTTCGGCACTTAAGCTACTATCGTCTTCCTGTGCTTCGGTTTCCTCTTTGGTTTCTTCTTGTTTGGAATTGTCTGTGGCTTGTACTTGGGTGTCATCAGCATCTTTGCCACTGGATTCACTTTCAGTAACTTCTTCACCACGAGCCTCTGCTTCTAGTTTAGCAATCTCAGCTTCTTCAGCCTCCATCTGCTTTTGTTTCTTAGTATGGTTATACCCACGATCTACAAAACCTGCAGTCTTTGGTCTTTCCATTTCAGTTAGTTCAGGCATTTAAAGTTCTCCTTTATGTTGGGGCCAGGAACCATTCCTGGGTAGCCTTATCGTTATTGTTTACTTGTTGCCTTTTTTCATTAGTCCACCTTCGGCTCTACCGCCTTTATAAGTTCCAGGTTTAAAACCTGCTTTTTTCAAAGATTTTTTAGCAGATTCTTTTGCAGCTTTACTTGTTCTATCTTTTTTCTTACGTCTAGCTGCTGCAGCTTTTCTTGCTTCGTTTCTAGCATCCTCTGCACTTTTTGGTGCAACAGACAGTTGGGATCTAGTTTCAGGTAAACTACCAACTGGAACAGATTCTCTACCAGTTGGTATTGCTATTGGTGTTTTATCTACAGGTCTAGTAGGTCTAGCTACTGGTCTAGGTGAACTTTTTAATGTTTCAGATACAGGTTTTGTTCTTTTGTAGACACCTTTAGCAGTTGTAGATATATCTCCTTCACCTAAAGCTGCTACCGTTCTTTCCTCAGTAGGATCATACGTCATACCTTCAGGTGCAACTTTTTGCATAAACTTGTTAAAGGCGTTGTCATCTTTAAATATTGGATTTCCAAAAGGATCAGTAGATTTTTTAAATAAAGCTATATCTCTATTTTTTGCAGCAATATCTTTTGCAAATTTATCACCATTCAAAAGACCTTTTGGTACAAGATTTAATTTAGCATCTTTAATAAATTGTTCGTATTGTTGAACCATACTGTCTACTTCTTCTTTAGATGCTCCATTATTTGCAAGAACAATAATGTGTCCTGCAGACTCAGCAGCAGTTTGAATATTTTGTAGTAGACCTCTAGCCCCAGGAACAGGATCTTTGGTTAAATTAGTAATAGTTTGATTTTTTAGAGTATCTAAATTTTTGTAATCATAATCCTTCATCCAAGAATAAGGATCTGTTTCTAATTTAGTTCTTTCACCCCTATCACTTCCTGTTGGAGTAGGTGTAGGTGTTACAGCCTTTGTTTCTGAATACCCTAATTCTTCTTTAAGTCTTTTTACTTCTGCAGCATCAGCTTCACTGAGAGGTAGATTAAATGTTCTTATTTCTCCGTTAGGACCGTATAAAGTTAAGACTGGTGTTTCAGTTGTATCCCCAGGAGTTGTACCTGTTTGTTGTGGCTGACCACCCATAAAACTAAATCCAAGACCATACTGCATAGGATTAAAAGTATTTTGTGCGTAAGAGGGAGCTTCAGGTTGAGAAGAAACAGGAGTTGAGGTAACTGGATTACCTGTTTGATAACCTTGAACCTGACCACCACCTGAATATCCAATGGTGTTTCCTATAGCCTGTGGTGAAGGTTGCCTATACATCTGTTGTTGCTGTAGGTAAGGATTCTGTATAGTACCACCTTCAGCCATACCCATTACTTCTCTGATAGCAGCCATCTCCTGCTCAGATAGTTCCTGGTCATTCACAGGACCACCTTCAGGTACAGGCTCTCCACCTATACGCCCATTGGCTTCCATATCAGCTAGACCCATCTTAGCTTGATCTCTTAGATCCTCAAAGAACTTGACACCGTAGTATCTGACAACATCAGCAGGAACGACATACTCACCCTCAGAGAGTTGTGCAGGAATATCATCTCGTACTTCTTCTGCGAGAGAACCAGGTGGTACTTCGTTTCCTGATACTGGATCTACGTCCATACCATCATCTGCTATTCCACCTTCATCCATGAATGCCATTTGCATTTGATCGTCCATTACTGCACCGCCCTTGTTAAATGTTCTAAAAATCTTTCTTCTTTACTCTGGTTTAGGTCCATTCACTTCATCCCTGAGAAACTTTAGCCTACGTAAAGATTTTGCTTCACCCTGTAGTCTAAACAAGTCTTCTGCTTTTAAGGTTTGTTCCATTTGTATGTGTATGTGATTTAGTCTTCGATCTAGTTCTTGATTCAGTGAATCCCAGATTTCGTGATTGTTTACTATTTGTTTTAGGCTCATGCTTGTCCTTCACCTGTGTTAGCTGAGAAACCCTGCTCTCCTGGAACTGGTGCTGTCCCTGTACCTATTTGCCCACCACCTGAACCAGTTGTATCCTCTACCTGTACTCCTGCAGGTGCTTGTTCTTGAGGAGCAGGAGCACCCTGTTGTGGGGCGTTAGGATCTACTTGTGGGGGTGGATTTTCTGCTTGAAACTTTTTGAGGATCTCAGCCTGTATAGCTGCGTCACCCATTGAGTTTGTAAGTTTATCAGGATCAAGATCCATAGACTTAGCAATCTCTCTGATAATATAATCCATTTTTGCAAAAGGTGCAAGTACTGGATTTTGTACAACACCAAGAAATTGCATAAGTCTTTGGCTGCGAACCTCGTTAGCCATCAAACTTTCAGTACCCTCTGCTTTGACTTCTAGATCACCTTTAATTTCATCATCATAATCAAACTGCATATTAAAATGAAAGAAAGCTTTACCAAGAGGACCAAGTAGATAGTCATCTACATTTTTAACAACAGTACGTATGCTACCGTTGGCAGCAGACATAAGCATAGAAATACCAGAAGCAGTACGGCCCACTCCTTGTATGCCTGTTTGACCATGAGCGAAAGATGGAAAGCCAGTTGATTCATCTGCTAGTACCCTTGCTTTATCAAACATTTGCATGTTCTCGTTAGATACGTTTGGAAACTTAGTACCAAAGATAGCTTGACCAGGAGCACCACCTTGTCTTCTAAAGACCTTACCAGGATAGATAGATAAATCCTGCCCAGGCATAAGGTTAGTTTCGTCAACCTCAATAAGAAGATTACCAGACAGTGCTGCGTTATCTACACTCATTCTCATGAAACCATTCATAAGAGTTTGTGTGTCATCCATGTTTTCTGCAATACCAATACCAAAGAACGAGTAAGGGTTTACTTCAAACGGTACTGCATAATACGGTAAGATAGCAGGAGTAAATGGGTTCATTACAAGGCGTAACACTTGACCGTTACAAATCCATATGTTTACAGATACTTGATCTTGATCTTTTAATTCTTTTGGTATCTCTACATCATGACCTTCTAAAATTTCTGTATCAACATAACCCCAGAACTCAAGGACGTTAAATCTTTCCGATTTAACCTCTTGATCCGCATCTTCCATAACTTGTTCCCACCACTCTTTTGAGTAGGACTCTCCAATTTCTATAGCTGTGTTGATTGCATTTGATCTGAAGAATGGTCTACGTTTTAGAGCACGTATCTGTGACCTAGACATTTTATGTTTTTCAATTACGTACTCAGCCTCATCCATGTTGTTAGCATCTGGGTCAGGATAAAAATTCCAAATACTTACACTAGAAGTTTGTGGTACAGTCTTAACTGTAGGGGTGTATTCACCATCCTCAGACCAAGATGGATATTCTTTATCAAGAGCAAATGGACCCTTCATGATACCTGTGCCAAACAAAGCAGTTTCAAAGGCAGCTATACGTAGCTGTTTCTTAGCATTAGATTCATCTAGTTGATCATGTATTTTCTTTTCCATCTTTTTAGCTGCAACCATAGCAGGATGAAAAGTAACTTTAGATGGAGTCGTTCCTGGTTCGTCTTCTACCATGTCCTCTACAGGAGACAGTTTACTGCGTAGCCCACCAAGACGTTCACGTAAATCAATTATAGTTTCACCAGGTTTTAACTTTTCATTATCTCCTGGCATATCACCTTGTTTTTCTTTTGCACTTTTTATGTTATCGTCTGTTTCAAAGTTTACAGACTCTGATACACCCTCTGGCAAAACAGTAGGATTAATAGCTATAGGAAATTTGTTAGAACCAAAGAGAACATCAACAATTTGACCATAAGCTGCAAGAACCTTAGTCTTAGTTACCTTTACAAATACTCTAGATTTTTCAGTAGATGTAAATTGAACGTCAGGTCCGTATATACCACGATAGTTTTGATATGCTTTTATCCAACGTTGTTCGTCTGAGTATCTAGCTTTATCTGCTTTAGAAAATTTATCTTCTACAAAGCCAATGACAGTTCCTACTTTAGTATCAGTTTTATTATCAGAATCTTCTTTATCTTCTACAAATGAGGACTCTTCATCGTCCATATATAGTGATTCTGATTCAAAGATGTCATCTTCTTCCATAAGTTATTCCTTAGTATCCAAATGTGGGATCTGATGCTTGAAAGCCTGTACGTTGTGATGCAGGATCAAAGTCAAATACGTTGCTTCTAGGTCTGGTCATAACGCCATATCTAAGAGCGTCATATAGGTGGTCTTCTGAATTAGTATCTACATCTTCAGGGTTCTTTTTATCAAGGGGTATTGTCGGTAGTTGATTGATAATATTTGTACAGCTATCAAATATAACAAGCCTTGGTTCCTCTGTAAACTCATCCACTTGTAGTCTTCTGTGTATCTCGTTCTTACCTGATACACGAGATCCTTTTGATCTATCTGCAGGTCTCCAACGACACCCCTTTAAGATCATCTGTTCTGCTAGGCTAGGTCCAGTATCTCCTCTTCTGTGCCATAATGAAGAGTCTAGTACTCCATACCTTATCTTTTCATCGTCTTCTATGTCCAGGATCATGTCAGCCAAGTCAGTCGCTATGATTTTAGAAACATATAACTCTCTGTAGACAATTAGCTGTTCAGATCCTGGAACAACTGCTATCCATACAACTCCTGTGTGAGACCCATATCCGTAGTCACAAGCTCTAAACCTAGTCCAGTTTGACGGTATATCGTAGGGTTTGACTACGTGTATCTGTCTGTTAAATTCTGGAAAGGCTGAACCTTCATTTATATCCCAGTCACCTTCGAGTAGTTGTCTTCTTTGATGTTCTGGTAAGGATAGAAGGTTAGCTTCGTACATTCCATCTTCTGAAAGATATGGATTATCAAACAGAGTTGCAGGTATAAACTTTCTTTTAAATAGAGGTTCTCCCTCTCTTGTATGACCTTTAGGCCATTTAATTACTTCACCGCTTTCATCTGTAGCCCAGAATGATTCTCCTGGAGTATTAGGTTCTATAAAGTGTTTACGAACCCACTGATGTCCTGGTCCTCCTGGGTTAGACGTTGCCCTCATATACAAAGGGAGACCACTAGCTTTTGTAGCTCTAAGTCGTGACCTCATGTAATTCCATGAGTAACTTGAGGGCCACTGAGTTAACTCATCAAAACCAATCCAGTTAAAGGCTTGCCCTTGGTATCTCATAACGTCATCGTCACGATCAAGGTATGACATCCAGAGTGTTGCACCGTTAGGTGCTACCCAAGTCTTATCTCTTTCCATAAACTTTATTCCTGGCACAGCCTTTGGATAAAGTTGTTTGCTTACAGATATAAGTTCTCGTAACTCTTCTGTACTCCTACGAACAAGTAGCATTCGTGCATGTGGATTCGTAAAATATCTAACTGGATCAGCCACCATCGAATACGACTTACCACCACCTGCTGCTCCTCCGTATAATACCTCTTGTTCTGTAGATGCTAGAAACTTAGTTTGTGGTCCTGGATTAGGCTCAAATATTACCTCTTGTTTGTCCACAGAAGGGGCAACACTCCCCTCTTTCGAGTTTGATGTAGCCCTCATCTGTGTCAAGACTTCTGGTGTTTTTTCCACCAAGTCTTTTTTCTTCGATCTTCTGGCTTTTCCTTGCCGCTTCTTTATATTTTTTGGCATACTGCTTATAGTTCGAGGAAGCTCTACGCCTTTTTTCTTCCATTCTGACACGTTTGTATAACCCTACATGTGATATTTCTCTACCAGATTGTTTAGATAACCAGATCGCTACTTTTCTAGTGCTGTATTCTTGAAGAAATAGTTTAGCTTTTTCTAGTAACTCTAACTCTTCAGGGATAGGTAGCAGTAAGTCTGAATCTGTTTCATCTTGTTTATAACCAAAGGGTACGTGTCTTCCTACTCTTATGACAGGATACCACTCTCCTAGTTCTCCCCTGAGTGGTATCTGCCAGTCTACTTCGGTTGGGTGGTTTGCTGTTGTTGCTCTTTTACTCATCTTCTTTTGCAGGTAAAATAAATAAAGGCTCTGATGTCTTTACTTCTACCCTATCTGTTTTGGTAAATCCTGCACGATCTAGAATATCTTTAGCTGCTAACATCTTTTCTTTTACACCCAGATCTGTAGGATCTGCCATAACAGAGAACATTGTGTATGCTGCTTTGGTTGAAGACTGTGCTATAAATTTCTTTGTAACATCTGCTATCTCATCTGTCAAGGTATTAACAACAGAAGTAGAAGCTACACTATCAGCATATCCTGCTAGTTTTTTAGCTTGTACAGGATCTCCTTTTGCTTCTTCAAAAAGAACCTCAAGGAATCTCTGTTGTTTTTCTGTTAAGTTTCTTGCCATTATGCCACCATATAAATTATAAAACCTAAAGTACCTGCACCTGCTAAAAGAAGAACACCTGATATACTCCAAGTAATTATTGCTTCTTGTATTTCTGCTTTACGATATTCTTGTTCTTTTTTTTGTTTACGTATTCTACCTTCAGTTGCTACAAGCTCATCCCAAACAGAAGGCCCATACGTAAAACTAATCCAGTCTTTTAACTCTTGTCGCATAGCTTGAGCTTTCTTTTTAGCAGTGAATATTTCTAAAGCTTCTGCTTCAACAGAACCCCCTAATGATTTCCACCAAGGGGGGTTCTTGTTTTTCTGCTCTAAGTAGGACAAGTCGCTCATGCTACTAGCCCACTGATTTAACTGACCACCCATTTCTTGAAGATCTTTTCCGAACTGGAAACCTTTCTTCAAAGCATTGAACGCTACGGTAGCTCCACCGATAATTGTTACTGGGTCCACGAGCCTCCTCCCAAAGTACTCCTAGTATCATTAAAGAACTGATTGTGTTTTTCAAAGAGCTTTACCTGATAGTATTGCTCTTTCTATATCACATCTGCCTATACCTAAGTCTCGTAGCTCTCTGTCAGTCATATTGTAAAGTTGCAAACGTGCAATCTTACGTCTAGCTGATTCTGTTCTTGCTTCTACAATTCTGTTAAATAATCTTTTAAACATTTTCTATCCTCTGTTTATGTTAGCCCTAACTGGGTGAGGATAGTTATATTCAAATAGTTATATCATAGTAGTGACAAAAATGCAACTCCGTTATGTCGGTTGGTAATGTTCTTCACCAGAAAGTATAATATGAAAGTCTGAACCAGACTCTTCAAATCCTACAATTTTATCTCCTGCAGATAGGGCTAGGTATGATCCACCTTCTATAACTTCTTCTATACCATTACCTGCAACACTATGCTCGTCAATAATAAAATGATAAGTTGTTGTTGAAGCTTCATACCACTGGAGACTGTACTTTTTAGTTGAAGAAGAACCACTTGACACATGTAAAAATCTAATCAGACTAACAAAATTATTGGGGCAAGTATAAATAACATTACCACTAGCTCCACCTGCAGTTGCAGTTAGATCTTTAGCTGCTGAAAAGAATTTAGCGTCTAATAGTATTGTCACTTGTTACCTGTAACTTTCTTTACTACTTTAGTAGTCCATGCTTCGTTAACGTCAGGCGTAGAAGGATCATCTCCAACAAGTTGACCCTTTTCATTTCTAGCACGAACCTTTTTTGTTTCAGTGTCTTTTACAAACTCAAGGACAGCAGGATCTTTACTGTGCCATTCTCCACGGATATACTCCGCAAGAACAGCACCATATTGATCTATAACCTTGTTATCTTCTATTTTCATTTTTTAACTTTCTTTTTCTTTTTAGCCGCATCAGCAAAAGACATAGGCTTTCCTTTATTTATATTTTTTAAAATATCAGACTTTGGTTTAGAACCAACAAGAACCTCAACTTTTATACTACCGCTTGATGGACGTGTCTTTGGAAAAGGAGATGATCTAAGAGGTTTTTTCTTAGGTTTAATTTCTTTAAGTGGTTTCTTAAGATCTTCTGCATATACAGCAGCCATCACTTTACCATTT